GCTACCGCAAACAACGCGCACCCCCTCACCCCGTTTACACACCCTCCCAGGGAGATACAGCCATGCCTTCTTTCGCCACCGCTACCGCGAAGCGCGACGCTGCCATTACCCAGGTTGACGCGAACGCCGACGACGAATGGAAGCGATACGCCCTCGGCTTCGTCGCCGAGCTTTCCGCCGACATGGACGAATTCACCACTGATGACCTTTGGGATGCCGGGCTTATCAAGCCGCGCGAACCGCGCGCCCTCGGCCCCGTGATGCGTCGAGCCGCGAAGCGTGGACTCATCTCGACCACGGGCGAATTCCGGAAGAGCCGTTACCGCAACTGTGCCCCCCTGCCCGTTTGGGCTTCCGTCTAAGAACTCTCGAAGGATCGCCCTTGTACACGATTGTTCGAGCTAAGGGCGACGCCGGAAAAACCGGTGAGCCCCTTCCCGTCCTCTTCAAGACTTTCGCCGCGAATACGGTGCACTTCCGCCGAGGACAGTTCACGATCATCTCTGCGGCCCCCGGTGTCGGTAAGTCTGCCCTGAGCATGGCCCTGGCCCTTCACGCCCGTGTGCCGGCCTTCTACTTCAGTGCGGACACCGACCCGCAAACGATGTTTGTTCGGTGTGCTGCGAACGTTTCCGGTTGGGCAACGCGAGACATCGAGAACGCCCTAGAGCATGGCAACACGAAGGCCGTAGAAGCTCAGCTAGACAGCCTCGATCACGTCCGGTGGGACTTCACCGCCTCTCTCTCCATTGACGACCTCGAAGGAGAGCTGAAGGCTTTCGCGGCCACTTATGGGGCCTGGCCGGAACTCATCATCGTTGACAACCTGAGCAACGTTCAGCCGGACGCCGAGGGCGACAGTAATTCCTATGTCGCCCTAGAGAAGGTCTGTGAGTACCTTCATGAGCTTGCCCGCATGACAGGCGCGTGCGTGGTCGCTCTGCACCACGTAAAGGGCGACAGCAACGACGGTAACCAGCCTGTTCCCCTGTCTCAGATCAAGGGACAGATAGGCCGCGTGCCGGAAATGATTCTCACCCTTCACCGAATAGGCGACGACGCTTCTCGACAGATGGGCGTTTCCGTCGTGAAGAACCGCACCGGAAAGGCTGACGCTTCCGGCGCGATGATTCTCTATCTCGACGCCGATATGGAGCGAATGAGGCTCACCGGGTGATCGAGATAGACGTGATCGGCACCCCTGCGCCCCAGGGCAGTAAGAGGCATGTTGGCGGGGGCCGAATGGTGGAGTCCTCGAAGAAGGTCAAGCCGTGGCGAAATGCCATAGCGACCGAGGCCGAGAAGCACACGTTCGGCCCCTGGCCGTATGTAGGCGTAGTGGCCATCTTCCGGCTGAAGAGACCGAAGAGCCATTACCGCACCGGTCGGTTTGCCGACCAGCTCAGGCCGGATGCTCCGCTGTATCCGGCGAAGTACCCGGACGTAGACAAGCTCTGTCGCTCGACCCTCGACGGCCTGAAGGCCGGCCAGGCTTTCGCGGATGACGCACAGGTAGTCGTTCTCGAAGGTCTGAAGGTCTTTGCCGACCAGGGCGAGGAACCGGGGGCACGGATTCGGGTCTATCCCGTTCTTTGATTCCGCCACCCGTCCGAAGCTAGTATTTGGAATGTGAGGGCGGATGGAAAAGCCCCCGATAGCGGAAGTTCTAGAGCACTACGGAGCGACAGACGTTCCGGAAGGTAGCCGCTTCCGAAAGATGAAGTGCCCCTTTCACGAAGACCGAAACGCTTCGGCTTCCGTGTGCACTGAAGAAAACCGATTCCGTTGCTTCGCTTGCGATATCTCGGGCGACAGCTTTGACGTAATCGCCGACCAGGAAGGATGCCGCGATTTCTCTTGTACCCGATCCTGCGCTCAAAAGCTTCTTGGAGGAAGCTACGGCGCGATACGAGGGGGATCTAACGAGAAGCCCCGCCGCCGTGGCGTATTTGAAGAGTCGGGGCCTGTCCGAGGACAGCGCAGCATCCTTCAGGCTGGGATACGTCGAAAGCCCCTTGCCGGGGCATGAGACGGCCCGAGGAATGCTCTCGGTCCCCTACCTCACCAGGGCCGGAGTCGTGACCGTACGCTTCCGGCGCCTAGGTGATGGGGACGGACCGAAATACCGCAGCGTTCCCGGTGACCCCCCGCGCATCTACAACGCGAACGCGCTTCTCAGGCCCTCGGACCATATCGCCATCTGTGAAGGCGAATTCGACGCGATAGCGGCGAACGAAGCCGGGCTTCCCGCAATCGGTATCGCCGGTGTGAGCGCATGGAAGAGCTACTTCGCCCGGTGCTTCAAGGGCTATAAGGCCGTTTACATCCTCGCTGACCAGGACGACAAGGGACAGGGGATGGAGTTCGCCGAGAAGGTCGCCGAGCAGATCAAGAATGCCCGGATAAGCCCCATGCCGGCCGGGCATGACGTGAATTCGTACGTACTAGAGAACGGCCCCGAGGCCCTTCTAGACAGGCTGGAGATCAAGCGATGACCAGTGAGGAACTGGCCGACGAAGTAAGCCACTTCATCGGAGAGTGCCGAGGGCGAATCCTCGGAGTCGGGGCCGAACAGTACGACGAAGGCAACGGACAACAGAAGTTCGAAACCATGCCGCTGGTCGAGCTGGTCGTGTACGCCCGTGAAGAAGCTCAAGACCTGGCCGTCTATGCGGCCATGCTCGATATCCGATTGAAGCGACTCGAAGACGCCCTTCGAGAGAAGGGCGCCACTCAGTGAAGCGCATTGTTGTCCTGTCCGACATGCAGATTCCCTATCACGACCGGCGGGCTTTGCGGAACGTCCTCAACTTCATAGCCGAGTATCGGCCGGATGAAGTCGCCAGTGTCGGTGACGAAGTCGACTTCCCCCAGATCAGCCGATGGACGCGCGGAATGGCCGGTGAGTACAAGGGGGATCTTCAGGCGCACTGTGACGCCGGTAAGCGGGTCCTAGCCGGCCTGCGTGCGGTGCACGATGGGCCGATTCACGTAAGCCGCTCTAACCACATGGACCGGCCTCTTACCTACGTGCGGACGCGCGCCCCTGGCCTTATGGGCCTGAAGGCCCTCGAAGTGCCGAGCTTGCTCGACTTCGAGAAGTACGGCGTGACCTATCACGAAGAGCCTTACGAGATTGCCCCCGGTTGGCTTCTCGCCCACGGCGACGAAGGGGGTAGCTCTCGCGCCCCTGGCGGTACCGCCCTGGCCCTGGCCCGTAAGTGGGGTTACTCGGTCGTGTGCGGCCACACTCACAAGCTCGGAATCCAGCACGAACACATGGCCGTGAATTCGAAGCTGGTCAAGGAACGCTTCGGGTTCGAAGTCGGAAACCTTATGGAGCTGAAGAGCGCCCATTACCTGAAGGCCGGTCACGCCAACTGGAATCAGGGCTTCGGAATTCTCTACGTCGATAAGAACCGGGTCACCCCTGCCCCGGTGTTCATCAAGCCGAACGGAACCTTCGTGGTCGAAGGCCGTACATACGGCGTCAAGGCCGCCTAGGAGACTCGCAAATGCTGCACTGGACCCGATACACGAAGATTGCCGAGAGCGTCGCTCAGCGCGTCGCCGAGGAGTACCCCGGTATTGACGCCGAGGACATCCGACAGGAGATCCTTCTTCACGTCGTCGAGAAGAAGACGACTTACGAGAGCACCGATTACCCGGATGGACAGCTTCGGAAGAACTTCCGGAACGTGGCTGTGAGCTATGCGGGCCGAGAGCGATACGCGTTCATTTACCATTCCGCGGAGTACGTTTACACGTCCTCGGAAGTGCGTCAGCTCTTCGAGAAGGCTTTCTTTCAGCCGGAGATGTGGGAGAAGGCCCCCACGATGGACGATGGTGTATCGATCGCGTCCGGTGGCATTGTGATTGCCCTTTGGGACCTCGACCGCGCTTACAGCGCACTCCCCACCCTCGACGCTGCCGTTATCGCGAAGCGGTACGAGCAGGGCGACCCGCTTTCCTCGGCCGAAACGATGCGGCTTTCTCGCGCTATCGACAAGATCACGCGAAGCCTGAATAACGGGGTCGTGAAGCGTCAGAACGAAGCGAAGAAGTACAGCGGCCCCGGCCTTCGCCGGATCGGCGCCACGGCCTGAGCCGACTCCGCCAATTTCAAGACAACGAATAAGGAACCTCTTTGTTTTCCCATGCCCCGAATTTCGGCCCGACCGGCGAGACTGTGTATGAGCGTACCTATCAGCGTGTGAAGCCGAATGGCGACCGGGAAACGTGGCTCGACACGGTTACCCGTGTGGTCGACGGAAACCTTTCCCTAGTGCCCGAGAAGCACCGGAAGCCCGGTGAGCGGGAACGGCTCATCGAGCTTATGTATGACTTCAAGGTTCTCCCCGCCGGCCGCCACCTTTGGGCCTCGGGCGTGCCCGGTCGTCAGTACCTCTTCAACTGTCACGTTTCCGGTTGGGGCGAGAAGCTTTCGGATCACTTCGAGTTCTCGTTCATGCGCCTGATGGAAGGCGGCGGAGTAGGCGCCAACTATTCGAGCCGCTTCCTGAAGCCGTACGGGGCCCCTCTGCGGCCCCTGAACGTCCATATCGTGTGTGACCCCGAGCATCCCGATTACGCGGCCATGAAGGCCGCTGGTGTGCTCTCCGAGGACTACTCGCACGAATGGGGCGGAGCCTTCCCGGTGGAAGACTCGCGCGAGGGTTGGTCGGTCGCCCTGGTCGACCTTCTCGACACGCATTACCGCCAGGACGTGAAGCACGCTGACAGGGTCTATGACGTGTCGCGCGTCCGTGGCGCTGGTGAGCCCCTGCGAACGTTCGGCGGTACGGCCTCGGGTCCTCGACCGTTCGCCCGGATGTTGCTCGACATCGGGGCCGTCATGAACGGGGCCGCCGGTAAGGCCCACCTGTCCCCCCTCGAAGCTATGGAGATAGACCACGCCATTGCGGAATGCGTGGTGAGCGGCGGTAACCGCCGATCCGCTCGAATGTCCATGGTCGAATGGGACGACCCGTTCATCTTCGACTTCATCGGCTGTAAGACCGATTCCGGTAAGCACTGGACTACGAATATCAGTGCTGTGATTGACGACGAGTTCACGCGACTTCTCGCCGAGGGCGACGAGCACGCGAAGGCCGTCCACTCGGCCACGGTCGCCGGAATGCTCGACAACGGGGAGCCCGGTTACTGGAATATCTCCCTGTCGAATGTTGGGGAGCCTAACGAGGTAATCGCCACGAACCCGTGCGGCGAGATCGCTCTAGAGCCGTGGGAAAACTGCAACCTCGGTCACGTCAACCTCGACGCGTTCGCGCCGAAGAAGTCGACCGATGAACCGGACTTCGAAGGCATTCTTGAGGCCCACCGCCTCATGA